TTACAAGTTTAAATGGCGCTCAAGAATGTTGAGGATGTCGGTTTCATCTTCATCGGAAATCCCCAAAAAAGCCCTGCCTTCAATATCACCCCAAAGATTGGGAAACTCTGATTTAGTTCCACCAAATTGCATCATAGCAGCTTGCTCTGCGGGGCTGCCTATTAATAAAGAATATTCGCCACGGAGTTGATAATCAATGGTATCGCCAAGAGTACCGCCATCGGTTAGCGGGCGGCTGCCTTTTTTGTGTTCAAGCGTTGATGGCTTATTAAGAGCCCATGCTGTGCCGTCTGGAGCAGTGGCAGATTCAAACCGCTTCTGAGTGGATTCTTTTAGCGTTTCGCCAATCTTCCGCGCGGCTGGCGATAGATTAGCGGTATTCTGGTGTAGCCTATTTAATTCAGCCAAGACCGGGCCAGTTACTATGGCTCCTTTGATCACAGGTATTATCCGTGCTTATACCGCTTCAACATCGCCGCCGCTGAATATCTCTATGGCGCTCAGGATTTCACCGTCATCGATACCAGGCAGCGCCTCACGGGAACGTTCCAGCCATTCATTTTCAGGATATTGCTGCATGATGTCGTAAATGATGCTATCCATATTCTCAATCATCTTAACCACCCCAATTTTATGAAAATTTCATCTATAGCCGCTGCTATCGGCTCAAAATCCGAGGCATCCCACTGGGACGCGCTATATGCCGGATTGCTGGCTTGCGTGATTTTCTGTACTTGTTCAATCATAGCAGTATTATTGCTGCGCGTCGCTACCCACTGAGCATAGGACCGTGCCCATTGCTCCCAGGCGGCTAGATAATATGACGCCTTGCTCCGAGTCCTAAAATCGCTGTGCGTCTTCAGAACCGTTTTTAAATTATCCGTAGCAGCACTCGCCTCGATAGCAGCACGCCAATTTTCCAGAATCGGGGCTTTAACCGAAGCATACACCCCAATATCCCACAATGCCTGATGATCGATAAAATGCCCGATCTCATGTGCGGCGGTCAGTTCTGGATTTACCGACGCTTTAGATATAGCAATCTCGACAGGCTTTTTGCTTAACTCTTGATAGACATACCGCCCCTGAAACTTATAACTGGTGCTGTTTTTTACCGGAATCTTAGGTAATTCAACCGCACTATGCAGTCCGTCTATTTCCATTAACACCGTATTGACGGCAGTTTTAGCCAGGCCGCTTTTAGGCAATTCAAACGCACTGCTGATGAGAGGCGCTGAGCTTTTACGGGCTTCCATATCTTTCTGAAACGCCTTGCCCAGCTCCTTCGGCAGACTTGCAGCCTTATTATCGATAAAACCCTTCATCTGGCCTGAAACCGGCGCTCCCGGCTTATAGTCAAACCCATAATCAACGCCTTTGGGCAGGGTATGCACCACGCCGTTGCGGTCTATTTTTTCATAGGTTCCGTCATTCGGGGCTGGATGGCCTTTATATTCGCCGGGATTGGCCGAGGTAATACGGCATCGGCAGCCATAGCCGTTAGGCGTAAAGTGCGTGTCCCACCAAGGATCGTCATGCGGCAAAACCGTACCCGACCAGCTTTGATGCAGTGGCCGTGGATGCGCTACCGTATCGTTATGGACATATTTCCAGTTTGGATAATACTTAAGCAAATCGGGGTGGGTCAGCTGGGCATAGCGGCCCGCGTTGTAGCTGGCCTGGATGTTGGTGCTGTAGATCACCCGCGTCCGCCAGTCACGGCCCGCCTGAGTATCAGACCCCGCCCAGCCTTCCCAACCATGTGCTCGCACAATCCCGGTAAACTCCTTCCTGAACCACTGAATGGTTTTGCCGTCGGCGATCGCTTTATCGACAGCGCCGCGTAGATCGGCCAGCAGGTCGGCCTTGGCCGCCCCAGCCACCACAAAAGCGCGATTGTGGGCCTCGGCCAAAATATCATCGTAATACTCGGTAGGAAGATTGAGTTTTTGCCGGAAAAAATCGATCTGCTCCTGGAATGGCAAGCCGAACTTGCCATCGCCTCGGGCATTGAAAGCCAGCTGGGTGGGAGATAGCTTTAACGGCATGATTTAGGCACAACCCCGCCTTTAAACACAATCCAAATAGTCAGCAGAGGCAGCACATTGATGCAGAGACACCTATTATATATAGAGTAATGCGCACCTATCCAAAACGCACAGGGGTTAAATAAAACGCCGACTACCACCTTAATTCCCCTCGCTCACATCAAACCGTCCTGACAAATCCGCCGTCGCAAACGCCAGCGCCATGACACGGGACAAGCTGTCGCTATCCAGATCGCCGTAACTGTTAATCAGGTCGTCGCGTAGTGCTTCCAGGCTTTCGGCTTGCTCAACCTTCGTCTGTATCGCACTCACCATCGATTTGATCGATACCCCGGCCGCTGCCGTCAGCAAATCGGTATGTGAATCGATAGAATCACCCAACTGAACAGGATTATCCCCCTGCCCAGGCTGACTGGTAGCAGCCATGCTAGTCTTCCCGTCCGTGGTCAAGGAGGTATTCGTAATTAGACCCGCCATAGCTGCGGCCCCGGCCTGATTAGCAGCCGGCTGTGCTGCGGCACGGGTTCCAGGCGGGGAACTCGACTCTAACCCAGCACCTAATATTGGCTTACCCTCATCTGGAATCGGAATCTTAAGCTTTAAATTTGGATAGTCCACACCAATCCGAACCCCGGCTGCAGCCAGCTTAGGCAGCGCGTCGGCATACAGTGCCAGATCATCCGGCTCCTGCGTATCACTCACCCAACTAGGACAACGATTATCCGCAAATAACCCGTTCAGCATCGCTATCGGATAAACCAGATAACTACTCAGCGTTTGATCCAATTGCGTCGCATCATCATCCCGGATATCCAGCCGTACCTCATTATGCACATCACCCAACGAGCGATTGCCGTTCGCGCCGGTCGAACTGGTCAGCGTGCCGCCTAAAATCGCTTTAGATTGACTGGCTTCGCACCAATTAATCATCGCCATAAACGAATCGGCATTTCCTGAACCTACCACCTTCGCCAGATCGAACTGCATCGTATCCGGGATAATACCGGCTGCGTTATGGCCGATACTGAGTACGGCACGTAGCAGATCCCGCTTTTCTTTTTCGCTGGCTGTCGATGGATATTTACCTATCCGAATCGGCAGCCCATAAATCTCCAGGAACTCAGCCATATCACGCACCGAGTAATTCTTGTACAAATACGGCCAAGCCAGCGCACGAAACAGCCCGGTTCTGGCAATATACCCGGCCCGCGACTTATGAAAATGCGGAATCCAGCCAAACGGCTGCAGCGGCACCCCATACGCAGTGCCGCTGTCGCGTAAATGCAAGGTATTACGCTGGTCAGGCGGCGTGGTAAACCACGTCGGCGGGCGATGCTCCAGCTGATTCGGAAACCATTTGTCCTGTAAATTTCGCCCCCAACCCAGTTCTATACAGGAATAACCGTGCCCGATCGCATCCAACGCATCCATCCTCAAATTGCCGACATCGATCTCATCGGTAATCAGGTCCTGCAAATATTTAGTGTTCTTTTTTTCAGTTGCCGTGGCGTCGCGCGGCGGCCGTAACTCCCAATCCAATTTCTTGACCGCCATCATCCGCTTACTCATCTCTGCAGCAATATGCGTATCTTTTTCTTGCATGTCCTGGAACAGCTCGGCCTGCGCAATCAGATTGCCTTGCTCAGCCTCGATAAAAATAGCCGCCAAACGGGCCGGCGTTAGGCCGGAAGATGGATGCGTTGCAAATTCGCGGTGCAATGTGGCCGATGTTGGCGAATCGGTTTGCTTCTCTTTAACAGCCGAAGATGTCAGTTTTGAGCCAAGCAATGCCAGCCAATCCATGATTAAATTCATTAATACGCCCCTTTTCGTCCAATATCTAAATCATCTTTTTCCCAGTAGCGGTCTTCTTTGCTGGGGATGGGGATATATTCGATCATGCCGCCAGCAGCCAAGGTCGCAATAAACGACATCAACCCGGCAATGGCGCTATCCCCATGCCGAAGCTGGCCGTCCGCGCCTTTATCATGACCATCATCCATCGTAGGATTGCCCTTACGCAGCACCACCCGGCGATGATCCGAAACTGTATCTTCATGCCGCGCAATCAAAAACGACCGCTCTTCCAGGCATTGTTTATATTTAGGGAAAAAATCCATATACATCTGCGCAGTCGCCATCATGCATGACACACGCGCCTGGCCGAACAGCTGTAACGCACCTTCAGCATGCGATTGACCATTGCCCCTCGCATCAAACGCCGCATGATGCAGCATCGGCATAGCCTTTAAAATGTAATCGCGGATTTTGGCCTGCACATCAAACGGGATATTGCGCAGTTCCAGTCTGAACGCCATCGTCCAGCGGCTGGGGTCGCGCTGTTGCAGAACATCCGTAACTGATAAATCGCCAGACCGCCCGAAATCCTGGCCATATACCGATTTATGCTGAGTCATATTGTCGATAACGGGCTTTAGATTATCCTTAATCCAGATATCGGTTTCCGCCAGCCGGTTAGGATCGGTAACCCAATCGGCAGGCTTAGACCAGGTAATCACCGGCACACCATCAATCATGCATTGCTCAAGCAGCATCCGCGTAAAATAAGCGCCCGAACCGCGCTTAGCGATGCATCCCAACTCCTCATTAGCATCTTCCTGACTGGGATAACTGGCATACTGCTCATCCCGCCATGCCTGCTCACTTTCCTTGCTCCATTCACGGCCGGTAACCAAACAGATCCGCTGATAAAAACCCTCACGTATCGCCTGATCAAAATCGATATGATGCAGACTCCAGGTCGGCAACTTGCCGGTCTTCACATCGCGGATCAGATCGAAAAAATCATTTTCTTCAGAGTTGTGCGTAGAAATGATATCGACACGGCCGCCCCACATTAAAAACGCCAGCGCCCCTTTGATCACCTCGCGCAAATTACGATGAAACGCCGCCTCATCGATCAACGCATGACCTTGGCGGCCCCGCCAGTTCCAGGGCGAAGACGATAGCGCCTCGTAAATATGGCCGCTGGCGAAGGTCAACCGGAACCGGGTAATATCCTGCCGCTTTTCGCCGATCACCTCGCGCTCACGGCTAATATCGATAGCTGAGCACGCCATGCCATAGGCGCGGGCAAAGGTCAGCGCGTCGCCGATATTTTCGGCCGCCATGCCCATGTTGTAGCCCATGTAATACTGGTTCATGCCGTGCTCGGCGGCGGCTTCCAAAGCCCCTTCAGCCGCTATGCAGCCCCACGACCAGCCAATCCGGCGTGATTTTTCCGCAATGCGGACATTAGATTGATCCAAATGCCAGCGGATTTGATAAGGCAGTAAAATTTTAGGGACTTGATCGGGCGGCAACTTGCGGGTGGCGCGTAACGCTTGCTGCTCATCAACCAGATCGAGCAGGTCTTTTTTTTCCCCGGCTGAAACCTCGATCGGTTCTACGCTGACGGATTCGCTCACGCCGTTTCAACCTCTACGCAGTTGTAGGCTGGGCTACGGCACGTACTAGCGCCATAATTCCAGTCTGAATATCAGTTTTTCCGATAGCTGCCCAGCGGTGCGGTTCGGCTGCCTTAAAACGACGAAGTTCGATGCATTCATCGCTAGCCTCATCATTTGGCGCTAACTTAGATTTATCAGCAGCCGATGTTTTTACCTCAAGGTCTGTATTCAGACGACATTGCAACTCATGTTGAAGTTGCATAAGTTCTTCGCCCTTGGTCTTGATGCGATTCATCAAATCAATTTCTTCCTGATTTAGCTCGCGGTAGCCCTTAATTTTTTGATGTTGGTTTTTCATTATTTCTCTCTTTTTTAGTTTAAAAAATCACGCTGATTCAACCTCAACGCCCAGGAACTTAGCCCGAATCGCCGCCCAATCCGAATCTGATAATCCAGCCTTTTTAGCGATAGGCTCAGCTTCTGCCGCTGCCGCTTGCAGCTTGGCCTTAGCTTTCTCTGCCCATTGTTTTTGTAGCACACTGGCCTTAGTCATATCCAGCACCGACCGCGCGCATTCTTTCAGCAGAACTACTCGTTCTTCGGGTTTAGCTTCATCTAGATCCTGCAACGTCACCATTACATCGAATAATTCAGACTGCACCAGCGATATCACCGCCGCCGATCGCAAATCCGCATCATCAGGCGCTGCCTCGGCAATCAGCCGGGCCGCTTCAGTGGAGTTGCGGACATTCTGCAACCGGCGCTGCAACTTTGAGCCGTGCCGATAGGCGGAACTGCGCGAAATCTCCAGCCCATTTGCGCGCAGCCATTCCGCTAAGCCATCGTAATCTTTAAAATTGCGCCGGATCAGCTCAGCTTCAAATTTTGTGCGCTGTTCGGCAGATAGATCATCGATAGGAGATGGCCTAGGCATTAGCCTTATCCTCTTTCTCCAGCATATCGGCTATATCCTGCCTAACGCGGATAGAACGATCGTTCGATTCGCTATAAATAGCGCGCTGTCTGTCTGACAGACCGTTTTCAATGTAATAATTAAGAAAGTTCGACATGCCATCGATATTAGAGGCAATATGACTTGCAGCCATAATATGAGCAAGAACGTCGACAATCTCTTTCTGAGGCCCGGATAACTTCAACTTAGGCATTGAAATACTTCCCCGGCCGAGCAATCCCTGGTTCCACATCCACTGTGTACTCAACCACATCCACACCGTAGCGCTCCAGCTTGCAGAACCAGCGGCCATCCGGCTGATGATCGATACTGATCAGATCACGCATGTCCAGATAGTCCAGATTTTTGCGTAGCTCTTCCTGCGTAGCATCCGGGTATTCGGCCCTAATGACCGACAGTACAATGCTCTCAAATGCACCGTGCGGTGCGGCATTGTTCAGCGTTAACAAAATCATCCATCTGATGTTTTCACGGCGTACTTTGGCTAAATCAGCCATGGCGTTCCCCTTTTAGAATAGCGTTTTCAATGCGGACGGCCAGCCCGTCAATTTTTGATTCAATCACCGACTGATTGCGAATGTAATCATCTCGGCGTACATACTGATTAGGCAGTTCAGCCTTCATCAGCAAAATATCTTTTTCAATGCGCTGCCACTCCTTAGCCTCTGTGGCGGCAGCATTTTCCAGCGCGGTGAATTTAGTATCCCAATGCTTTTGCGACACTTCGCGCGCTTTATCCTGAGCCGCAAAGCGCTCAGTTAGACGGCGATCAAATTGACCGATTAACAGCTTTCCGGCTGTAAACATCACCACCGAAAACGCAGCTAGTAAAGAACCCAGTAACCCCAGCAATTCCCATACATCCACGCTAATCGTCATTGCTTTTCCCTTATCTCATGTATTGTCTGGCAATCAATACAGCGCACGCAGTTCGGCAATGCCGCTAGCCTATCGGCCGGTATATCAATCCCGCAATCAATGCATTCAACAACACCGTCGACCACCAACTGCGCAGGTAGCGCGTGATCGATCCGGTGCTGTTGAATAGCCAAGTCATTATTGAATTGCGCCGTATCATTAGCGCGGTCTATAGGATCAGTCATTTGGAGAATCCCTTATCCGGGCAGTTGATTTAATAATGACTTCCAGTTCTTCAGAATATTGCCGTAGTAGCCGATTACGCGTGGCTAGGCGTTCATAAGCTTCATCACTTAGACAAGTCAGTTCGGCTGACATGATGGGCGGCAGCGCCGGTCGAGTCGGCAGCGGTAGCGCCTGTTGCATCACCTGAATCGGTTTCTGATCTGTGCAGCCCGTCATCACCAGACCAAGCATTAGCAAAATCGTCACGAGCAGCCAAATGTGTCGGGTTTGTAGCATCGATAGTTTCCTCGCGGTGGGTTTCATGGAGAGTTTGCAGCGCTTTATCCAACTGCTGCCGGCTAGTGTTGGCTTGTTCGGCCAGGGCGGCGCGGTTTCGCTCATAGTCGGCATCGATCTTGTTAATGTTGGCGTTATGCCGATACAACATGGCGAGTAACACTGAGCCAAGCAGACCTAGCAGTCCAGCTACAATTAAATAACTCATGACTCACCTCGCAAGCGTCCGAAACCAATCTTAACGGTGGTGGCCACTGTCAAATAACCATTAACCAATGTTCCGCCAATCATGCCGATGCCGTTTGCTAGAGCATCGATATCATCAGGCGCTAACTCGACAGGCAACAACTTAGCCAGCAACCACAAAATAGCCAGTAGCGCATTCAACCGCAGTTGCCGTTGCTTCCAAGTCGCAGGATCAGCAAGAGATTCGCCGGCGCGAAGGGCGCGGCAGAGTAAAAGAAAATTGTTAAGCATTGTCTTGAACCTCGGGAAAAATATGCCCCGCTAACGGAGCCATGCCGCCAGCCAGCCACTGGCTTACATCAAAGCCAGGACAGGTTTTCAGCCATTCCTGCGGGTCAACGCGGCCATTGTGATTAGTGTCCGGCGAGGTATCGCGATGGCCCATTACCGTAATGCCGGGGTAGCGTTTTTTGAAAATCTCGACTTGAGATTTGAGGGTTGCCCATTGTTCCAGGCTAAAGGCGTCGGTACCGACCATGCAGATGCCGATACCGTTGGTGTTATAGCCGATGCAATGCGCGCCGGTTTCCAGTTCATAGCGGCCGCACTCAGCCACCCCGTCAATACGGTTGACCAGGTGATAGCCGATGTATTTCAGCGTCGGGGCATGGTGTGGGAATAGCGACATGTCGCGGGTGAAACCGCGCTGTTTGTGCCAGCTGTCAATGTCAGCCGCCGTGGTCACTCTACCGTTCGGCGTGGCTGAACAATGAATGATAATAAATTTGATTTGCGCTGTAGCGCGGCGATTGCTCATAAAGCCCCCTTAAAAGTAGGGGCCAGTTTATGAGTTTAGGGATTTAGCGAGTATCCGAAGCAGTTCGGAAGAGGGGTTTATATGGGGATGGAGAAAGCAGGTCGGGCAATGCTGTTCTTGCAATCGATTACGACATTCATTTAGGAAGGTCTAGAGTTATGTTGTAAATGCTTCCATCGTTAGTTTCCATGCATAGTCGTGATGCGGATTCTTTATCATCAAGACAATATCTTTTTCCATTTAACTGCTGCATGCCTCTTAATGTATCTGTACCTACTTGTAAATAATTACCAAGACTTTCTCCGCCTCTAGCTACCCTGACCAATAAAGCCGCAGATCGCCATAAATCTGTAGGATGATTAAGCTTTGTAAAATCTAACATAAGCCAAACGCTTGTAGCCTTATTATTCGATGCATCAATAGTTAATAAGGAGTTGTTTATCACTGTTTCGCATTCTGTAATTGTTTTGTTGGGCGTCTTTTCTACTCGTATTACTTTGCATGAGGTGGTTTTAAGTTTCGGTACCTTTTCAATCGCCGCTTCATCAAATAATGCAGTAAATTGATCGGGTGTAAATAATTTTGATGCAGAGTTAGCGCTAAGACTCATGCTCATCAGGATCAGATAGGCGGTTTTTTTTAGTTTCATAATTGCTCCTGGGTTGTGCCTAAATCGGCAGTTTAAAAAATTTAATCTTCAATAGCGAACAGATCCACCTGCTGGTAATCCTCCTCATCCATATTGTTGCAGATGGTCAGAACCTGCCGCTCGGTCAAACCGAACTTGCGGGCTACGTTAAACAGCGGTTCGCGCTCTTTGCGCAACCGCCGAATCTCGGCATTGCGCAAGGTCCTAAACGCCTTAGCCGCCTTAGGTATCTGGATCGTTTCCCCGGCGAAGTTCTGGCAAAACACGGCCGCTGCTTTCGGTCCCAGCACCTGGCTCAACTGATGCAGGGCATCCACCTGCTGCGGCACACATAGATGACCGCCGCCATAATGCTGGAGCAAGTCCATCGCGGTTTGATCTCCGCAATAGTCGGCGATTTCTTTCAGCTTTTCGGGCAGCAAGTGTCTGGGTAACTGGTACATAGCTTGGCCTTATGCGGTTGCTGTCGTTTTACCGCAGCGCTTTTGCCATTTCTTCAACGCCTCGATTACGCCGCTGGCCTGCTGGGTATCCAGCCACTGCAACGCATCAACATCCGTTAAACGCTTGACGTATTTAGCCAGGCTCGCCTCGGACGGATCGCGAACGATGCTCTGTCCATGCATTTCCAGCCATAAGGCACGGATTTTTTTGGACTGCGCATCGCCAGCCAGCTTCCTGGACGATTTATCTTTGCGATGCTTGACCTTGAATCCTTGAGCCTTCATGGTTTCCACAGCCTGGCACAGCTGGCCGATAGACAGCGTTGAAGCCGAATACCGGCCGTCTTTAAGGGTAGCGCCCTGCATCGGCAGCCAGATGCCGTAATAGAACTCATCGTCCCAGCCCAGTTCGGCTTTACCGACTTGCAGCAGAGTATAGTAGTTTTTGCGGTTATCTGTCTCGGAACGCGGTTTGTAATGTCTGTAATTCATAATGTAGCCTTTTTAGCCTTGCCTCCCCAATTCGCCGGGGGGCCTTTTCTTTGTTTAGGTTCAGCCGCTTTCGTGACCACCGCGCCGATCGGCTGCATACCGGTCTGTGCGCCGACATGCCCACGGTTGCGCTGCGCCTCGATCTGCTGAGCTTCAGCGGCCGCCAGGTTCTTTTCGACCCGGCCAACCATGATCGACAACAGATAGCCGTTGGATTTCAGCGGCAACACCAGCGAGGCCGGCTTGTTGCTGACCAGCTTCATCATTTCCGCTTCCCAGGCCTGCATCGGCATCGCATAGGTCATGCTGCCACGCTCCACGGTACCGGACTTAATCATCGGCATCAGCTCCTGAGTCAAGGCCAGCCGTCTTGACCAGCGCAGGGATTGTTTAGTGGGCTTAAACAGCTCCAGGTAACGCAGCAGCGCGCCGATCAGGCTCGGCGGTATGCTTTGGATCAGCGCCGTCCACTCGTTACCAGCCGCCAACTCCATGCCCTGAATGATATCGATTGCTTTGCCGCAGTAAGGGCAATCAAAACTGCAACTCATCACACCCCCGCTAAATCCAGCGCCAATTGATCAAACTTACCCTGTTTATTGCGTTCATAAATACGTAGGTAAGACTTGGTGCTGACCACCTGCATTGAATCACGCAAAGCCTGCATAGCCTGTTGCCATTCTTCATCATCGATTTCCAGCTGCATCAGCGTATAGATGCGGCCTAAACTGATTTTCCCCTCTCTATCGGTCTGAAAGGCATGCTCAACTAGCGCTTTAATTTCGGCGCGACTGCCTTCTGTCCAGCGGTGTATACAACTGTCAACCAGTTGCTTGGCCGCCTGAAGGCGTTCATCAAACACTTTGACATCAGCCTGAGATAGCTTGATCTGGTAGCGGCCGTCAAAGCTGCACAGGGTGATATTGCCCTTAACCCCGCCCAGCTTGATGTTATATTTTTCTGCCGAAAGCTCAGCAAATGCCTGAATTTCGCCAAAGGTATCGGTTTTGAAGTCGGCCAGTAACGCTCGCAGATCGTCGGCTTTAGAAACGATCTCATGAACTAAGTCATTGCGGGTTTTATCTATGTCGCTGACCAGTGATAGAGGCACTAAGTGGCCATGGCTGTTTCTTAAATATCCGGTGGGTATTTCGTTTTGTTCCATTGTCGTCTCTCTCTCGTTTAAAAAAAATCGTTGTTACCAAAAACGTATTATTAAAGGCACCGCCATCAGTACTATCGCCAGCAACGCTACACCGTCCATTAGCGTGCCGCCCGCCGATAGCCCTGCCCAGGCCATTTGATGACGTTGGACGCTTCCGGCGCTCGCATCGGCTTATGCCAGACGATCTTGACCCCATCGATAACCGCCGCGTAGGACCTGTACATTTTTCCGTCTTCCCAGCCTTGGCCGGTATAGACCGACTCCAGCCGCCGGGTAGCGGCAGTCGGCTGGACATGGATGGATGGCGTTCGGCCAGGTTGTGCCTTGATGATGACCAGCCCTAAAAAATGCAGCCTGTTGACAACCCCGCTGATTTGTTCGACTGCTTCAGGATCGTGATGTGTACCGACGAGTTCATAGCTTTTCATTAGTCTGTCCTCAAATCAGGGAGTTGTAGAATGGTTTCCATTAAGGATTTTCCGCGCCGCTTGCGATTTAATGCCGCCAAGAACCGTCGCCCTAATTTCCAGAAAAAACGTTTATTAACGGGTAATTGCAACTGCGGCCTAGCCTTAAATTTGGCCTCAAGGAGCGTTAACCGATTCATCTACGCCTCCCGGATTAAATCATGGCTGATTTTGGGAAAGCCCAGCAGCGCCGCTTGGTTCATAGCCGCCGTGACTAGATTGTTAATCATCAACGGATACATCAGGCTGACCGATTCGCGGGTTTTCCCGGCCTTGGTAAAGATCAGCCTTGACCGGATGCCGTCCATCGCCCCTTTGTCGAAAACCTCATCCAACGGCTTGCCAATGCGTTGGAGTTTAAACGCCAGGTATTGATCCAGCTGGGCATCCAGCGGCGGCAGCTCGACCACCTCGCAGCGCTGCACGACTTCGCGCACCTCGGGGGAGCGCTCGGAAAGTTTTATTTTTAGTTCGGTCTGGCCTATCAGCACGATGCTCAGCAGCTTTTTAAAGCCGTCCTCCAACTCGAAAAAACGTTTCAAGTGCTTCAGCGTGGCAATGGGCAATCCGTGCGCTTCCTCGATAATCAGGCAGTGGTGAAAACCGGCGCGCTTGCTGTCCTTTAAAATCCGGTGCAATTGGCGGCTCTTGGCTTCCATCGACAGCCGGGGCTTTTCCTGCGGCGCCAGGGTCAGGATGATGCTGTCGGCAATCGCCGATGCTTTCAGGGTTTTACCGCGCACGTCGTTATCCTCCATGCCCAATACATACGGCTCGATGACGATAATCGGCGCATCCTCGCGGGCAATGCGGTCGTTCAGGTCTCGGCGCAGCGTGGTCTTTCCGGAACCGGACTCGCCGACCACGGCGACAAAGCCGCCATGCCGGGCGGTCGACCACAGGTATTCGCGGACATAGCGGATATCCGGCGAGGTGAATACATCCTCGGCCTCGTTAACGTCCTCGCTGAATGGATCGCGGAATAACGAAAAATGTTTTCTAGCGGCTGGCGTCAGGGTTTGTTTGCGTAGTAACATATCTATACTCTCTTGGTTGGGGGTGACAAAGGTTGCAGACTCAGAAGCTGCAACCGCTTCAAACATTGCCGCATCAACGGCAATTTCTCGGGCGGCCAGCGCTTCGGTAATTGTGCCCATTAGGGCGTTTTTATCGATGCTGGCCGGCCATTTCTCGTGATTCAACAACTGCGCTACCAGGGCGGGCGATAGGTCGATATCGCGGGCCAGTTGCGCCTGGCTGATGCCGTGCTGTTGCAATAAGGGTTTTAGCGCCAGCATGGTTAGTGCTGCACCGTTGAGTGCAACGGCCCGACATACGCATCAAAACTGTGCCCGGTTAAATAGTCCTGCAACGCCGCTTCGATTACGCCGCCTAACACCTTGATGGGGGTATCCGCGTCCGGTTCGCCGTGCTTTGTGAATTTCAGCACCTTTACGCTGATGAGCGAGGTGGCCGTATCTTCGTCTTCCAGGATTATTATTGTTTTTGCCATGTTGGTTATCTCTCTCTTGGTTGGGGGGTATTGTTTTAGTTATAACGGCGAAGCGTAAACTTCCCACAGTAATGGCACTTCACCTTGCTCTTTGCTTCAAGCTCCTGAATCTTTGCGTCAGTCTGCTGTTTTTGCTCATTTAACTGCTGATACAGCCGGGTTACCCGGTGCCACTCTTCGGCCATCATCGCCACCCATTCGATCGGATTAAGCTCTGCGCCGCAGGTCTTGCATTTGACCTTAGCCAGTGCCGTATCAATCAGGGTTTCGCTGTGAGGGCACGTCTGCCATAACCTGCGTTCGAACCGACTCTTCCTCAGTACCTCTATACTGATGACATTGCCTCTTTCTGCGTCGGGTAGATCAATTTTCATCTCTATACCGCCTGCAATTTAGCTCGACCCGCCGCGTTTCTACCCGCTGCCAGATCAGCTAAAACAAGTTCTAAATCTTCCCCTGTCGGTCCTTCTGGCCAGCGGGCTTGCACATCGGCCAGCAGCTCGGCCCGATAGTCATCACCCAAGCGCCCCAGCAGCCACTTTGCCGCCTGCACCGGGCTCAGCTTCAATAGCTCAACCGTCGGCGCCTTAACGTCCAGCTCCGTACCGCGCTTAGGCATAAATGTCGGCAGCTCCTGCTTGGACGCCAGTAGCGGGTCAATCCGGCCGTCAAACGGCACATAATGCTTGTTGTCGCGCTTCTTTTCGGTTGCGGCCAGCGTGTCGGTACCGGCGGCCAACTGATGGACATGCTTGCGGTTAGTATCGGCGACCGTGTCCGGCTTGGCGGTATGACTTTGACCGATCACCGCAGCACTCTCCCTAAAGCCCAGCGCATTGGTTTTGTCTTCGTACAGCGCAATGTGCTGCTCCTGTCCGTCCTCGCTCCAGACCACTGCCATTGCGGTATCGACCATAAACGGATGCCAGTGCACGTACACATCGCTCTTAACGTAAACACCGGGCACGTGATCGACCTTCCAAGTGCGGTTTTTAAACGATACGGTTAAATCACCGCGCACCTGGCGTTTGATCGGCTCATCCGTCGCTAGGCTCAGCAACACCTCGGCGCTGGGCGTAATGCGCAACTGCTCGGCGGTGATGGTCAGCCATACCGCAAACCGGGTACGCTTGGTCCGGCTATGCTCCTTGGTGGCGTTCCACCACAACTGATAGGTTTCCGCCAGTGCATTCAGCTCATCAAAATTAGCGGGGCGTTTTTTCATAAAGCGCAGCGCCTGCTCAAAAGAGGTTTCCACCAGATGGTTGCCCTTTTCGACGCTGCCCTTGGCCCGTGGATTCCGCCGCCGATTGACGATCAGCTCAATGCCCATGCGGGAGCAGAACCGCCGTACCAGTCCGCCGGAAGTCGCCCCCGGATCGACCATTACGATGAATGGCGCACCGTGGAACGGATCATTGCCGGTCTTGGGAGCCATTGCCCAGGCCAAAAAGCGCACCGTGTGCTCGCCGCTCTCCGAGTGCGGGTAATAACGATAACGCACCACGCCGCTGGCATGGTCGCTGACCACATAGCGAATCACCCGGAACTGCTCAATCGCTTTCAGGTTCTGCGGTTTGTTCTTGTAGTGCACCGCGTCATCCAGTTCCACCAACTCACTGCTGCCGTCGGGCAGGTAATAAATCACGCATACCGAGCCGTCCACTTGCCACACATGGTTAGGGTGCAGCGATTGCAGATTGGTGTGCGGCGTCGCCTGACGCAGCTGGTCCGGGTGCAGGTTATAGGTGCGCAGCCCGTTGGCAATCGCCGACTCTGACAGCGGTACCAACTCACCGGTTTTATCATCTAATGTCGCAGCGACAATTTCACCGTTATCTCTGAGCACCTGGATAGCCTCCTTTAATGCTGTGATTTTGCGATTGTTCTTGCGGTAACCTTCCATGCAATAGGCCGAAATAATGCGGGCATCGTCAATGCTCAGGGCCACTACTCCGGCATCGGCCCGGCGCTTGCGGGGCTTGCTGACCGCAACCTTTTTTAAATGGGCCAGCAGCGTGCTCCGGCTTTTGCTCAGTTGCTCGCAGGCGCGCTGGTAGATGGTTTCTTTTTCTCCGTGCCCTGCCGCCGCCACGGCATCGGCAATGCTGACCAGCTGTTGTATGTAGGCGGGATGCATTGTTATGCCTCAGCTTGCGCAGCTTGGTATGCCATAAAGGCTTCGGCATCGGCCTTGCCCGGCTCGTCATCCGCCAGTTCGGGTTCGGTAATCGGCTCAAAGCCCATGTTCTCAGCAACACCGTAAGCGGCGGTAATGATCAAGCCGACCGACTGCCGCGCAGCAAGTTCAATGTGCTTGGGCGGCTGGCCGCCGAACTCGTTGTACAGCTTGACGATTTCGCTGTTTAGCGTGGCGGTGATTTTTACCGTGAGTTCGCGCGAGTATTCTTGCAGACGCATCAGCTGGTATTCGCCAGGCATGGCGACTTCATCCACCTTCGACGTTTTTTCCAGCTGCAACCGGGCCAGCTGCTCGTTCTTTTTATCCAGCTCTTCGCTCTTGCCTTTAATGACTGAGTCCTTAGCTTCTACGGATTTAGTTAGCTCATCCAGTTGTTTGCTTGTGGTTTCTTTTTCGCGATGGTGTTTGGCCGCCATTTGCTGCATTAGGTCGAGAGCCTTGTCCAGGTCTTCGGCTTCGATGGCTTCGGCAATGATTGCCCGGTCATCGGCTGGCAGAGCTTTAAGGGCGTTGTAGTCGCGTTGGCGAAAGCCCAAGCGCTCTGCTTGTTCATATAGATCGGCACCTAATAGATTGTGATTGCTGATCAGTTCCATTGTTCTTGTGTACGATTTTCCGAGGAATACTTTACAAAATTCTGGAAAATCTACGACCTGTCGGAGATTTCCGTTTTCGTCCTTATACGGCAAACCCTTGTATTTCTTGCTATCACGGATATTTAAAGCCGTTTCAGCAATTAATTTATCTCCGACCGTCGTAAAAAAGTTAGCTGCTTCAATGCGTCCAAGACTCTTTGCAACATCAAAGCTATCCATAACTGCTGCGTGAGCAATCGACATCTGATTACCCGCCTCAACCAGCTGTTGCACATTGGCTTCTTGCGTTGGTGTTAAGGCATTATTCGCCGTTGTCTCGTTAGTCATGGTTAAATCCTGTTAATACGTTGATTGAGATCCGCCAGTTGTTTTTCGGCGGCATTTAATGAGTTGAGTATTTGTACTGCATGCCGCGCAAGCCGTTCACTTGGCCGGATTCGTCCGGTCTCTTGGATGCGTTCTGCATAGCCGACCTGTATCAGTGTGCTGACATAGCGTGTTATGTCAGTCCCGGAGAATCCTGTCGCCTCGATCAATTCTTTTGGGCTGAACCCGTGGGCAAAATTACAAAGCAACACATCCAGTACCGCAAATACCTTGACCGCGCTTTTAATATCTTGAGATGCCATATTTACTCCTCGTCAAACGGCAGCTCAGGCTGCCTATACTTTTCAACATTGCCCTTGTGCCACGCCATGCGCTCTAGGGCGGTTTGCACTGCGGCTAAGGTTTCCTCGGCATCGCTCTTGTCCTCGTAAAACTTCATCAATGCGCCGATCGCGTCATGGCTGGCGGATTGCAATGCTTGAATATCCGCAGGTCCACCTTTGCGCCCTTTAGGGATGTCAATCACCAGTTTGCCGCCGCTGACCACCAGCCATCGGCTAACAAAATCAATGCCGCAGGCATGTTCAAACGGCTTGATTAATCGGCTCGGCAAACTGGCTTCCTGCATCCATTTGTATAATGTCCATTTGCTCGCCAAGCCCATCAGGTCGGCAACGTTATCAACAGAGCGGTTGTGTTTGGTCTTGGCATACTCCAGACAACAATCCATCGCGTCCCGTAAATCGCGGGGTTGAACCCGTTTCCAATTTCTCCCGCTCATTGGAGAGGGTGCTCCGAGGCGGCTTCCAAACAAAAAGCCGCCTTGCATATGGAGAAACAATGTTTCACAATGCGAGAATAAACCCGACTTAAATCAACTCGGGATAACACAATGAACAAAGGCGATTTCAACCAACTCTCAGGCAATTTACGCGCACTAGAAGAGATGGTTTTATGTCTCGCGCGCAGGCTGGAAATAGAACGAAGCATTGACGGTCCTAAATTTACGGATGCGGTGAAAAACTGGGCCGGAAAATTTCGTCCTGCCGACCCGGAAAATTCTGATCAATTGGCTCAGCTGCAAGCATTTCATGGCGCAATTGAGCGCATGACGCTCTGCTTGGAATCGGCTCGGCCAGATGTTGATCCTGACGAATCGAACTGCTTGACCGATATCGATCGTCAATAACGACACCGTCAGGCGAAAAGCCGAATGCGTTGTGGGTTGATGCTGAATTCATTTCGCTACCCGTTGCATGTAGTGGGTATGCCAATCGATGTTGGGCGTCGCAGCTCTGGCCGGCTGTTTTGGCAAGTTTTGCATTTTGCGCCGGGCTTCCAATTGCTTTGCTCGTGCTGCTTCCAATGGGGTTATGCTTGGTTGGGGCATGGTTAGTTCTCTCAGTAGTTCTACTTAGGTATGAATGCCTAGGTATGGGTACGTAGTTCCTAAGCGGCTGCTAGCTCAGGCTCGGGGTCAGATTCGGGGGCAGGCTTGATGCCAAGTGCTACGGCGATATCGTGGCCTTTGCCGTAGTTGCCTTTGACTTGACCGTTGAGAACCAGGGATACCTCGCGCGGCGTCCAGTTATGATCGCGCGCCCACTGGGAAATAGTGATGCCTCTGGCTGTAAAATCGGCTTTGACTTGTTCGGGGGTTTTCACTTGCTCAGTTTTTTTCATGACTCGCTCCGGTTAAAGTTGGTCAGTGGTTGTGTTGTGTTTGTGTGTGGTAATTATGGTAACGAAAACGTTACCTGTCAATATTTTTAGGTAACCTTATAGTGACTATTGAGGAACGATTAAAAGAAGAACGGCGGCGGCTTGGCTTTAACCAGCCGGATTTCGCGGCATTGGCGGGTAGAACAAAGAAAACTCTGATTGATTACGAGAAGGGGGTGACTAGTCCTGATGCTAAATTTCTCGCTGCTATAGCCGCAGCTGGTGCCGATGTGCAATACATCCTGATCGGCATCCGTTCCAGCGCGGCATTAACGCCGGACGAACAGATGTTATTGGCTGGCTATAGAATTTTGGATGCCAGAGGCAAAGCCGGAGTCTTTGGCATGATTGGCGGCTTAACCCAATCTCCTGATTCAGTTGGACAACAATTCAATGCGCCAGTCGGTCAAGTCGCCCAAGGCGATATTGTTAACAAGAAACTTAAGTTGGGCCAAAGGGGAAAATAGTGAGTCAGCAATTCAATGGTGAGGTTGAACAAGTCGCAGGAAACGACATCATCAATAAAAATAATATCTTCCATATCCACTTACCGGCAGCCACTACCGAGAGCCAGTCAGACCTAATAAGCCGCGCAGTACATTCGTTGCTGAGCACCTGTGATGAAGCCAACTGCAAGGCGGAAATGTACAAAATCAGCCAGACGCTGTTTGGCACTTCTTTCTTCAAAGAGCTAAACCTTGAGCAATTAACAAAGTTGCAGGTTATTGCCGAAGAGATGCGCTCGGCACTACAGAAGAAAGCGCCGAAAGACGAATCCCATGCTGTCTTTACCCAAGAAGTGGATGAGTATGATGAGTTTTTTCGGCGCACTGGCGTTAGGGCATCCAAACTGGAGCGAGCTGCGCTGACGAAACTGATGACGACGTGTCCGATCAATCCCAAGCAAATCAAATTAGCCTGGTCAAATAGCATCTTGGTTTATGACGACAGCCGGCTGCAAATTAAGCTGCCGGTTATTGAGCCTTTGTTAGGCGTGGCTGTAGCCATACTGGCTACTGTTGCAATGGTATTGATCATGGCGCAGATCATTTTGGTAAAGCCGTCTCTGTATCAGCTCGCGCAACAAGGCGCGCTGTTCCTGGTACTTGTATTGTCTTTGGTCGTTAGCGCCAGTTATATGATCGCTCCCGCTTATATCGGCAAGCGGATTAAGGCGGCGATAGAAAAGGCTTAGAGACTAATCTTCATAACCAACCTTTATCTGCTTATTTTTAAAGGATAACCCATGAACTTATTTGTTTGGTTGTTGATTTTATTGGCCCCATTACCTGCTGCAGCTGCGCAATGGTCCGGGACCGTAGTAGGCATCTCGGACGGCGATACGCTGACAGTGCTGAGCACTGAAAAACGCCAGGTCAAAATCCGTTTGGCCGAGATTGATGCCCCGGAATCCAAGCAGGCATTTGGCACACAATCTAAAAAGTCACTGTCTGATCTGTGTTTTAAAAAGCCGGTCGTGGTTGATGATCACAGTACCGACAAATACAAGCGCACCTTAGGCCGTATAACCTGTGACGGAATAGACGCCAATGCCGAACAGGTCAAGCGAGGCATGGCCTGGGCGTATAAACAATATTTAACCGATCAATCTATTGCCGATCTGGAAGAGCAAGCCAAATTAGCCGGTGCCGGCTTATGGGCTGATGAGAACCCCACGCCGCCCTGGGAATTTAGGCATGGTGGTAAATCGTCTACAAAATCATCCAGTAAGAAAACCGCATCCAGCAGCAGCTTTGAATGCGCTGGTAAATCGAAATGCGGAGAGATGAGCAATTGCGCTGAAGCCAACTTCTACCTGAATGAGTGTGGCTTAAGTCGCCTGGATCGGGATCATGACGGCGTTCCTTGTGAGTCGATTTGCCGATAACGGTGCATTTGATACCCTTAAGTAAACCTGAAATTAAGCTCAAAAAACCATTAAATTCAGTTGAGTTTTTGATTAATTTTTTGAGCTACCGATAAATTTAATTGTTTTTTACACTCAAGAGTAGCTAAATAATGGCCGACAACACTAAGAAGATATCTGATAATAATCGTAAACCCACTGGTGCATCCGAATCAAATGCAGCGCTAAGCGGCAAGATTGTATTAGGTAGTGATAGTAGTAAACATGGTGCGATCGAGGTTAGGAACGCTGCGCCGCCTCCACCAAACCCCAATAGAGGCAAAGACTCAAAATGAACCTACAACAGCAGTTGCAATTATCCCATGAGCATTACGGACTGTTGTTCGATGTGCGCCGTTCCATCCGTTATCATGATCGCCGTCGGGCATTTTATGAGCGACTGCATCATGTAACCAGTTTATTGACGATCCTAATGGCGGGTTCTGTCTTGTTTGATTTGGCTAAATCAGGTGAGACGGCAACTTGGCTGATTTGGGTTAGCACAGTTGCTGCTCTATTAGCGGCTATCGACATGGTGATTGGTTATGCCCAACGCGCAAGTTTGCATAGTAGTTTACGTGAGCGCTTTGCTAATTTAGAAATTGAGATTATATCCGGCCCTAATGACGGCGATTGTTGGCGGAATTATCAAAAACAACGGTTATTAATTGAAAAGGATGAGCCGGCTATTTACCAAGTGCTTGATGGCTTATGCCGTAATGAATTACTGATTGCGGAAGGCTATTCCAAAAAAGACTCTCCCGAGTATTTTTTCGAGTCCTCTTTTTGGCACTCTTGGACTGCGCAATTTTTCCGCTAGATGAAAGGATGAGCTCAGTACGCCTTACGCACTCATACCTACGTAAAACGCCTACAGCTGCAAAAACGGCTTTTAAGTAAACCCTCACATCATTAAAATCAAAAAAGCCCCATCAGCGCGTTTATAAACGGTTGAAACGCTCATTTGCATTGGTTGTGGCAACTGCATTTTGCTATAGTGTAAATACTCCCTCGTAAAACCCTCTTCCGAAGCGCTTCGGATACTCCCGTCATTTGCGGCTGTCTATCATGCAGCCCATGAACAAAAAACAGCCTCTTAAATCTAATCAGCAATATGCTCAAGTCGAGGTCGCCGCCTGCACGTTTGAACTGGGCGGTTCCGGCGATGGCTCAATGCAATTATTTCCTGCTGGAACTTTCGATGCGCCGCGCGGCGCATTGCGCGGCAAAGGCCCTTGGCGGCTGGATGCCGATTCCGCCTTGCGCTTGATCGGCGTCGTCTCGCAACGCAAGAGCGATATCGTCGTTGATTATGAGCACCAATCCTTATTGTCAGCGCAGAACGGCAAACCCGTTGTAGCCGCCGGTTGGATCGGGCCGCAGACGCTGGAATGGCGTGAGCCTCCGGCCGCGCATCCTGGCTTGTTTGCGATCAGCCCAAAATGGACCGCCGCCGCATCGGCGCATATTGCCGCTGATGAAATCCGCTATGTCTCCCCAGTATTTAGCTACGACGCCAAAACCGGCGAGGTGCTGGATATTCTTAATGTCGCTTTAACCAATAACCCCGCGATTGATGGCATGCAGGCTGTAACCGTGGCGGCCACTTCGCTTTTAGCATCCGTCTCAACTAACTTACAGGAACCCTCTATGGAAATAGATGAGCTGTTGGAGCAATTACGTTGGCTGTTCAATTTGCCGACACTTGCCACCATCGAACAAATAGCCGCCGAGCTGGATAAAGCCAAGGCGTTAATCAATAGCAATACGGCGGACGCCGCTGCAACCAGCTTGCTGGATGTGCTGTCCGCCAAAAATGCCGAGATAGCGGCATTGTCTGCGCAAGTCGGCACTGCCGCCGCCGTCGATCCCACCCAATACGCCCCGATCGCCGTCGTTAATGAACTGCGCGGCCAATTGGCGGCCTTGTCCATTGGCGCGATCGATGACCGTGTGGAAAAGCTGATTGAGCAAGGTGTGGCCGACGGTCGCATCATCGGTGAGCCCGCAAAGGCTTGGTTAACCAACATGGGCAAAAAAGACCTGGCGGCCTTGTCGTCTTACCTGGATTCGGTCCAGCCCATCGCCGCTTTAACCAGCATGCAAACCGGCGGCAAGAAACCCGTAGGCGACAGCCAAGAGCATAGCGGATTGACAGCGGATGAGCTGGCGGTATGCAGCTCTATGGGCATCGATCCTGACGAATTTAAAAAAACCAAAGAGGCTAAATAATGGCTGTATTAACGAAAGACAGAAATACCCCCTCACGGTCCGGGCAGCAGTTCAGCTATCCGCTGGCAGCTGCGAAGGTGTACGCCGGCAGCATCGGTGTTATCAATGCCACCGGTTATCTAACCAAGGGCTCGACGGCAACCGGACTGAAATGCGTAGGCCGCATTAGTGCGCAGGTCGACAATAGCGCCGGTAATGCGGGCGATGTTAGGGGCACGGTAGAAAACGGCATTTTTCGCTGGAAAAATTCAGCCGCCGCCGATGCCATTACCCTGGCCGAGGTCGGCAGTGTCTGCTACATCGTGGATGACGAAACCGTCGCCAAGACCAGCGGCGGCGCCACCCGATCACCGGCGGGCATTATCGAAGACGTCGATTCCGATGGTGTCTGGGTACGCATGGGTCAGGACGCCCTGGTCGCTCCTGCAGGCGCGTTATTGGCCGCCAGCAACTTATCCGACCTGGATAATAAATCCACGGCCCGTGCCAATCTGGGCGGCGGCGCTGACAAAATCATCCTGGAGATCCGCGATATCAATCTGGTCGGCGCGACCGCCGAGGTCAAGCGTACTGTTTCGCCGGTCGCAGGCACCATTGACAAGATTTACAGCGTTATCGACGGCGCCTTGACCACCGGCGACGCTACGCTGACCGCAAAAATCGGCGCGGTAGCCGTGACTGATGGCGTGGTTACCGTGACACAGGCAGGTAGTGCGGCGGGTGACGTGGATAGCGTAACGCCGTCTGCCGCCAAAACCGTCGCGGTCGGCAACGTGATTTCGATTACGGTCGGCGGCACCAATGACGCGGCAAAACTCGGCCACGTTGTTCTCGTCATCACCCCAAGCGCTTAATTTAGGAGCACACATGAAAACGATTAAAAGAACCCTCTTTAGCGTACTGGCCGTGGCAGCCTATGCCGTGGCGCTGACGTTCGCCTTCTCCGGTCCGGCTGTGGCCCTGCCGCTGTCGATGGATGCCGATGCGGTGCTGCTGCTGGCATTCGGCGGCATACTGGTCAATGCATCAACTATCAATACGATTTTTACCGGCCTAAAAACGATCTTTAATAATGCCCTGATGGCACAGCCGGGCAATTGGCAGGCGACAGCTATGGAGGTGCCGAGTACTGGGGCCATCGAAGATTACGCTTGGTTGAGCCGATTTCCGGCGATGCGCAAATGGGTGGGGGAAAAGTTTGTTAAATCGCTTGCGGCCGGAAAATATACCAAGGTCAATGAGGATTGGGAAACGACGATTTCGGTTAACCGCAATGATATTGAGGACGATCGTCTCGGTATCTACAACACGCAAGCACAAATGGCGGGCGGCAGCGCGGCTGAGCTGAATGATATTATTGTCGATAGCCTAAAAAATGGCGCTTTTGCAAGTCCATGTATCGATGGTCAATATTTTTATGATACTGATCACGAGGTTAAAGGGGTATCGGTCTCGAATAAGTTAGTGGCGGTGTTGAGCTCGGCTACACCAGCGGCCGCAGCGGCGGGCTATGGTGCTGCCAGAACGGCAATTATGGAATTTACCGATGATGAAGGTATGCCGCTCAGGCTTATCCCTGATACGTTAGAGGTACCGCCCGCGCTGGAAGCGATCGCTAACAAGTTGCTGACTTCCGATAAGCTCGATGATAACAGTCCGAACCCTTATAAGGGCACCGCTAAACTGCTAGTCAATCCGGCGCTGACTTCCCGGACTACTTGGTTTTTGCATGTCACGACCAAACCCATCAAGCCGTTCATTGTGCAAATGCGCAAGAGACCGACCTTTGTTTCTCAAACTTCCTCGGAAAATGACGATGTGTTCATGAAAAAGGAATTCAAATTTGGCGCTGAGGCCAGGGCAACGGGTGTGTATGGATTTTGGCAGCTGTCTGTTGGCAGCACTGGCGCTGGCTAATTGAAGGGAGATTGACATGATACGTATTAGATCACTAAGTGAGGGTTTCCGTCGCGCCGGCGTGGCGCATTCAGCCGCGCCCACCGAGTATCCTGATGACCGCTTTACTGCGGCCGAGCTGGAGCAGCTGCTGTTTGAACCGAAGCTGGCTGTCGAGGTGCTGGCGAATGATGCCGGTGGCGATACTGGCAAATCCGACGATGCCGACAAATCTGACGACGCAGGAAAATCTGATGATGAAAGCAAATCTGACGATGCCGACATGCCTGCCAAAAAACCGGCTAAATAATGTCGTACTGCACTCTGCAGAGTTTGCTCAACCGATTTGGTCAGCTGGAACTGGTCCAGCTGACCAACCGCGATGATCCGACCGCAACCACCGTTAACGCCACCGTGCTCAATGCTGCAATTGCCGCAGCCGGCGCACGGATTAACCGCTATATAACCCAATATCTGCCGCTGACCAATGTACCCGAGGATTTCGAGCAAATAGCCTGCGATATTACGCACTATTTTCTCTTTCATCCCCTGGTGCCTGAGCATATCCAGACTGTTTATGAGGATGCTATCAAGTATCTGGAAAAAGTAGCATCCGGAAAAATACCGATTGCTCCGGACGCTTCCGGTACGGTTGACGAGCCTGCCGACGCAACGGTTAGTTTTTCGTCAGGCCCCTCTGCATTCTCTCGCGACAGCTATTAACCTCCCTCTATAAGCGAGGCTTCCGAAGCGCTTCGGATTCTTCGCTTACCTCCATATGCCTACACTGTAGGCATGAACTTAAAATCTCTTTATTTAACTACATTTAGCCACGCCCGGAGCCGTCAATGATCGCCGAGATCGAAGACGCGCTGGTTGCTGCCGTCAAGTCCGCAGACTTCGGCTACAAGCTGGGTACGGTTGCCAGTTATGGCGGTGAGCTGGGCGGCGACGATAAAGCCCTAGCGTTATTGGTTCGGCAGTTCCCAGCGGTGTGGGTGACGTTTAAAGGCGAATCCGACCCCAAGCCGGTCGGCACTGCGCGGAATAAATGGAAGGCGGCTGCCGACTTCATGCTGTTGGTGGCTACGCATAGCCCTCGCGGTGAGCGATTTACGCGTCATAGTGCCAACGCCACTACGGAAGTCGGCGCTTATCAAATTATTAAGGATACGCGGCTGTTGCTGCTGAACCAAGACCTGAACCTGGCAATTGACCACTTCAAGCCAGGCGCAGTGAAAAGCCTATTCAATAAAAAGCTGCTGGCGCAATCGATGGCGGTTTTTTCCCTGGAATTGAAAACCCAGTATGCCATCAGCCAACCTGCCGAGGCCAACCAGCCTGACTGGTTGCGTACTGGCTTCAACTATTACCTGAAACCTGGCGACAACATCGCCGATGCTACTGATTTAATCACCCTGAGGACTCCCTAATGTTAGTGACAGCCGCCCCCGGCCTTAAAGTGCCAAAGGAATTTCATACGAACAGGTATATCACCGATGCCGAACCGGTTGAGGTGATTGAATCTGTCTATTATCAGCGCCGTATCGATGATGGCGATCTGGTTGTCGTTAAACCCGTCAAGGAGCCCAAATAATGGCAAGCGCAAATATCGCTTTTGATTCCATCCCCGCCAGCATCCGCAAGCCGGGCAAGTATATCGAGTTCAACACCCGGTTGGCTGTTCGCACGCTCCCGGGAAACTTGCAAAAAACACTGATTGTCGGGCAGCGCTTGGCCGCCGGATCGGTAGCGGCTAATACAGTGGTAGATATCTTTTCGGACATTGAGGCGGCGGTCTATTTTGGCTACGGATCCATTGCACATTTAATGTGTGCGGCGGCGCTGAAAGCCAACCGTTATTTATCATTGCAGGCTATCGCGCTGGATGATGCCGGTGCTGGTGTAGCCGGGACGAAAACGGTGACGATTACCGGCCCGGCTGGCGGCGCAGGCGTATTGACCGTTAATGTCGGCGGCCAGGCGGTGCAGACCGCCGTTGCTGTGGGCGATACCGCAACGGACATGGCCGCAGCGTTAAAAGCGCAATTCGACAGGCAGACCAGTTTGCCGGTGACGGCGTCTGCGGCTCTGGGCGTGGTGACGCTGACCGCTAAGTGCAAAGGTACGCTGGGCAGCCTGATCAAAATCAGCGCTACGGCGTTGGCGGGCTCCGTGCCGCTTTCAGGCGTAACGGCGACCGTAGCGGACGGTGTGGCCGGAGCGACTGATCCCACGCTGGCCACCGCATTGGCGACCGTGTTCGGTGCTGGCCATAACATTATCATCAGTGCCTGGAACGACCAAACCAACCTGACCGCCCTGCGCACCCATTTGGATGCCGTGTCTGGCCCGCTAGAGCAGCGTGGCGCTATCGGCGTGTATGGGCATGTCGGCACCTTGTCCCAGGGCACTACGCTGGCCGGACAAATCAACTCAGGCCGGATAACCTACGCGTTGCTGCCTAACGCATACGATAACAGCTACGAAGTGGCGGCGGCATATGGTGCGGAAATCGCGTACGAGGAAGATCCCGCCCGGCCGCTGAACACCCTGCCGTTAACCGGCATTCTGCCCAACCCGCTGGCAAACAGGCTGGGCCGCACCGAGCAGGAGGTCTGCCTGTACAACGGAACAACACCGTTAGAAGTCGGCCCAGGCGATAAAGTTCAGATTGTCCGCGCGGTGACTACTTACACGCTGGATCCGAACGGTATTCCTGATATCGCGCTGCTGGATTTAACCACCATCAGGACGCTGGATTATGTACGAAAGGCGATTCGCGAGCGTATCGCGTTGCGGTTCCCGCGCGATAAGTTATCCAGCCGCACACCCGGCAAAGTGCGCACACAAATAATCGATGTGCTGCATAAACTGGAAGAGCTGGAAATTGTCGAGAACGTTGACGACAACCTAAAAGGGATAATCGTCGAACGCGACTTGCAAGACCCTAACCGTCTGGATGCGAAGATACCCACCGACGTGGTCAACGGCATGCACGTCTTCGCCGCCGTCATCGACCTATTACTGTAAGGAGCACGCAACATGGCATTAGAAGAATATTTGGGCGCGATCGTGATGGAGGTCGATGGCCAGGAGGTCGAGATTGAATCACTGGACATCACCACCAAAACCGGCCGCAAATTGGTCAAGACCATGAACAAAACCGGTCGGGCCAAAGGATTTTCTAAAGGCATTGCCGAGATTGATCTGAAGATTACTGCTGTGATTCCTGCTATTGGCGATATCGACTGGGGCGGCATACAAGGAGCGACGATTACGGTTTATCCACTGACCGCAGGCGGCAAGCGCACTACGTACCAGGACTGCTTTACGCTGGAAGAAGGCAAAAAATACACAGTCGATGGCGAAGCCAAGAAGGATTTGAGCATGGCGGCCTTGCGTGAGGTGGAAGAATGATTACCGTAGAAAACGATTTAGATATTGGCATTGAGTGCGATGGCGTTTGGCATACTCATTTTGTGATGCGCCAGGCTACCATTGCCGATGCGATTGCAGCCGTTGAGAAAGCGCCGGAGGGGGCCTCAAAACTGACGCTGCGTATTTATAAGGCCGCTGAGCAAATAGAGCGCATTGGCGATATTACCGAGATCGATGGCGAGCTGCTGTTGAGTCTGTCCGAGGATGACGTGGATCCGATTCTTGAGGCCCAGGATGAGATTGAAAAAAAGCGCAAAGGCTTGAGGAATCCCTCAAGCCCTACATCGACCTTGAAGTCATCCTCCGAGGACACGGATTCGATAACCCAAGAGACTTAACCGAAGCCAGGGCCGTCAGCATTCTCGATACGCTGACCAGCGGGCGCAAACCCAAGGCTGTAGCCCCTAACGGCGACAGCCATAAAACTTACATCAATACTCGACGCAAAAAAAATGGCCGGAAAAAACCTTGAACTCGCATTGCTGCTCAAGCTGAACGATCAGATGAGCAAAGGCCTGAAGGCGGTCATGCAAGGCGTGGAGAAGGAATCGCGTTCCGCCGGCAAGTCGCTGTCGAGCATTGCGGCGGAGGTCAATAAGATACGCCCGACCGGTATAGATCGGTTACATGCATCGCTGAAGCAAGTGCATAACACGGCGAAGTCCACGCTATCGACCTTGGCTCAGATCGGCAGGACCGGCGCCCAGGTTGGCAGTGCGGTAATGGCGGGCGGCTATATGGCCAAAAGCGCTGCCGAGCGTCCGATGACGTATGACCGGCGTTTGGCGTTGTTGTCGAATACAGCTAATTCCGATCTGGACGCAACGGGCAGGATTGCGGCCAAAGAAAATCTGAACGCAGGCATTAAGAATGCTGTCAATGCCGGTGGCGGTACGCCGGAACAAGCGGCTGACGCGTTAAATACGTTGGTTGGCAGTGGCGCCTTCGGCAATGCTAATCAGGCTGTGTCGCTGTTGCCGATGGTGCAAAAATATTCAACGGGTAGCGGCGCGTCGGGTAATGATTTGGCACAAATCCTGGTAGCGGCAAAGCAGACTATGGGCATCGCCGACAAGGATATGCCAGCCATGCTGTCTAAGGCGATCAAGGCGGGACAGGCAGGCGGATTTGAATTAACTGACATGGCTAAATGGCTACCGCAGCAAATGGCGCTGGCAGCAACGAATGGTATGAAAGGCATGAGCGGTTTTGAATCGCTGTTGGCAGCTAATCAAATATCACGTATCGGTGCAGGTACCTCAGATGAGGCAGGGAACAACCTGGTTAATCTGTTAGCTAAGATCAATAGCCAGGATACGGCTACAGACTTTAAAAAACAGGGCATTGATTTATCCGGTTCATTGGCGGCTGCGCGTGGCAAAGGCATGAACACGCTGGAAGCCTTTGTAGCGTTGGTGGAAAAAATCGGCTCGCAGGATAAGAATTATACGAATCTGAGGAAAAAAGCCGATACCGAAACCGGTGCCGATAAAAAAGCCACGTTGTCGGCTATGGCGGACATTTTACAGCAAAAAAGTATCGGCAAGGCGGTACAGGACCGCCAAGCTTTAATGCAACTGCTGATGTTTATCCAGCAGCGCGACAAATATGATGAAGTTAAAGGTATTACCGCTAAGGAAACCGGCAAAGAAGGCGATACCAGTTACCAAGTTGTTGCCAATACGCTGGATGCCAAAACAGAACAGATGGGTAATAAGAAAGCGTTCGCCGCAATCGATACCCTGGCATCTATCGATTCCCCACTCGGCAAGTTGCTGGACAAACTCAACGCTGAGGCCGAAGCGCATCCCATACTGACTACAGCCATTTACTCAACGGCGACGGCATTGGGCGTTTTGGCCGCTGCCGCCGGTGCGGCCGGCCTAACCGGTATGCTGACCGGCGGCAAGGGCGGCGCTCTTGAAAAAGCCGCAAAAGTTGCCGTCGGTGGTGAGACTCTTACAAAAGCCGTATCGGTTGCAAAAGGAATTTCCTACGCGGGCGAGATACCGATGGCCGCTGAAGCTGCTGGAGGAGCAACGGCAGCAGGAGGAATAGGCTTAACAGGATTGGCGGGCATGGCGGCAGCCGGTACCGGCCTGTTTGCGATGATACGCCACGCCATGGAACCCGATAAAACCAGCATGCGGATGCCGGATAAAAACGCCGGTATCGGCCGGCGTGTCGCTGATTATTGGAATGTCGCTCCGGAAAAACAAGCTGATAAGCCCGTTAAGGTTCAGGTCGTAGTCGATGTCAAAAACGGCAACATTGTTGCCGAGGTGAATAAGGCTAACAGCCAGCAAGCGAGGCGCAACTAATGTGGTCGAAAACATTGCTTGAGGCCACCTATGATGGTGTTAAATTTGAGTGTATCAGCGTTGATGATAGTTTCGAAAAAGCGGTCGTCGAGCATGTGTTTCCGTATGTAGACGGCGGCGAACTCGAAGACATGGGCCGAGGCCTGCGACATATTCCGTTTCAAGCCATTTTTTACGGCGACGATTACGAAGAGCGCCTGAAGGCGTTTATCACAGCGCTGGTAAAACCCGGTGCCCACGAGTTGGTTCATCCCGTATTCGGCAGCATTAAAGACGCTCAGGTAGCGCGAGGTAGTATCCATCACGAGGCTGATAACGTCGACCAGGCGTCTGTGTCTTTTGAGCTAATTGAATCAACAGCCGGAAATCCATTTTTTACTCAGCAATCGCCGCAGCAACAAGCCGAGGCGGTCAGCCAAAAAGCACAAGCTGCGCGCGATGCATCGGCATGGACGTTGAGTAATGCCGTATCTAAGTTGAAGGCGCTGAACCCGATGAGCCAGTTGACGGCATTGCGCCAGCAGCTATTAGCGCCGGTATTTGCGTTGAAGTCGTTGGCCAGTGGCATATTGGCAGCCGGTATGGATGTGATTAACTACCCTCTGAGCTGGGCAGGTGATTTAACGTCGCTGTCCGGCGGCGTGATGAATTTCGGCGGCTTTTCGGCATCGACGTTATTGTCTGATTATCGCAATGGGTTTTCCCGGCTTGCTGGCGTACTGTCGACCGGATCGACGGTAGCGAACGCGCAATTTAGCGGCTCCACCGTAACTAGCCAACTGGCTAATGGCGCAACCCTTGTCAGTGAGCCGTTGGGTGCAGGCTCTACGGTAACGGGAGTGCAATCTGTCGGTACCGTTACGACGGTGACCGGTACGCTGCCCAGCGGAGCGAGTTCAGCGGCCATACTGTCCAGCGGCGCTGTCGTGCCCCGTATCGATATGAGTAACCCGACTGAGAACAGCGTCATACAAGCATCACAAGTGCATATCCAAGTGGAACGCGCTGCGACGATAGCCGATGCGGCGACGGTTGTTTTGCAGTCCGAAGCGGAAACGGCGACGTTATCCCCCTCTGAAATTGAGACGGTGTGCAATAGCGCTAGGTCTGAGATTGAGGCCGCTATCGAACTGGCCCGTGCTACCTATCCGATTGAAACCGCTCGGCCGATTATTGAAAGTTTAAAGGATACCGCGCTGGCGCTGCAATTGACGGCCCAAGCCATTATCGTAGCGCGCCCTCCGCTGATTACCCGGCAGGTGGTTACGCCCGCGCCGTTACGGGTATTGGCGCATCGCTGGTACGGCGATCATGACCGCGCTCAGGAACTGCAACGCTTAAACGGTTTGGCTAATCCAAACTTTCTTCAGGCAACCGACCAATTGAATGCTTATGCCGTCTGAAAACGTATCGCTTTTGATCGGTGGCCACAGTCATAGCAACTGGGAAAGCTACCGCATCGACTCAGATTTGCTGATTCCGGCTGATGATTGGCAGGTGTCGTTGGGTATTAATCGGCAGCCGATACCCACTAGCGTCTATGAAGGCGCTCCAGTAATAGTAAAGATCGGCAATGATACTGTGCTAAGTGGCTTGATTGACGACATTGAGGAGCCTATATCCAAGGGCGAACATAGCTTGAATTTATCAGGCCGCGATTATGCATCAGTGTTGGTTGATTGCTCTGCGCCAATTTTTGTGTCTCGCCAAGTCAATCTGGCCGAAGTGGTTAATAAGCTTGTTAAGCCGCTGGGTATCAATAAGGTGCGCATCGACGGCAAAGGGGCATTTGAAAAAGTCAACGTCGAGCCTGGCGAGACTGCTTGGGACGTGCTGTCGCATGCCGCAGAAGCCAATGGTCTGTGGCCATGGTTCGATCCTGACGGTACGCTAGTTATCGGCGGCGCTGATTACAGTTCGCCTGTGGTGGCAGATATTATCATGACCCGTTCCGGCAAGGGCAATAACGCAAAGTCGCTGACGCGTAAACGTAGTATAGCTAACCGGTTTTCAGAAATTACCGTGTTGGGCCAATCGCATGGTACTGAGGTTAGTGACGGCAATAATGCCATTTTAGGCAAGGCAACCGATGCCAGTCTTAAAGTTTATCGGCCGCGCATCATTATCGATAGCGAGTCCGATAGCCAAAAATTAGCGTTGCAGCGGGCCCGTAAACTGCTGGCTGATGGACGGTTAGAAAGCTATACGCTCACTGCGGTAGTGCGAGGGCACCGCATTACCGCAGGCGGTATGTTGTGGACACCAGGACAGCGTATCCGGGTTAAATCGGAGCCTCATGGTATTGACGATATATTCTTCTTGACGGGCCGCTCTTTTAGCCGGAATCGTACTAATGGCACAACAACAGAGTTGCGGCTGAAAGAAGATGGCGTATGGACACTGGATGCCCACCCGCACAAGAAAAAACATAAAAAAGCCAAAACTGCGGATGGTAAGACTCTTGAGATTGTGGATGTGACGCAATGAATATTAAAGATATCGATAGCCGCATTGCCCGGAAACTGGCTAGCATTCGCCAGCCGTTCCGGTGCAACATCAATCTGGTTAACTCGGTGCCTAATGTCTCTTTAATTCAAGGCGGCGGCTTGGCTGGTGAAAAAGTTCAAGACAACGAGATAGTGCAGCATTTTGGATTTAGTTCGAATCCTCCAGCTGGCAGCACCGGTATTGTTTTGCCGTTAGGGGGCAAGACTTCTCAAGCCGTGATTATTGCGACTGAACACGCTTCATACCGTATCAAGAGTCTTAAATCCGGCGAGGTGGCGATTTATTCAGACGAAGGAGACATGATTGTATTGAAGCGTGGTCGTCTTATTGAGGCGACTACAGATACTTTTAAGATCAATGCTTCCAATAAAGTTGAAATGAACACGCCTTTGCTGCAAGTGAACGGCGGTGATATTAAGGCCGATACTGTATCGCTGAAGCACCATAAAAACAAAGGTGTAATGACTGGTACTGCCTTGTCTGATGAGCCGCAAGCATGACCGCAATAGCCATCACCCCATTGACCGGCGATTACACAGTGAGCAATGGCATTGCGCAGCGCGATAGTTCAGGCGGCCTGATGAATGCGGTTGTGCTACGCATTCTGACGCCGTTGGGCAGCTATTGGGCTGAGCCATTATTAGGCAGCCGGTTGCATGAACTGCAACGCGAAAAGGATTTAGCGCGAGTGGCCGTGCTGGCCAAGCAATACAGCGAACAAGCGTTGCAGGGTCTGTTGGATGACGGCCGCGCCTCTGCGATCGACGTGCAAACCCAGCTGAATCATGATGGTCGGCTGCGTTTGGCCATCGACGTCACTGCAGCTAATGGCCAGAAGTTAACATTTAATCACCCTATAAAGGTGGGGCAATGACGTTCACTACACCTGACTATCAAAAAATTAAAGACGATATCCTACGCGATATCGTCAACCAAGAACCTGATGCGGCGGTCGGACCTGATTCCGATTACGCAGTCAGGGCGTCCGGCGAAGCGGCCGCGATCGAGGGACTGTATCAGCATCAGCAGTGGTTGTTTAAGCAGATATTCCCAGATTCTGCCGATGACGAGAATTTAATTCGTCACGCTGATGAACATGGCGTTTCCCGGAAGGACGCAAATGCCTCTATCGGTGCGGCTACTTTAACGGGGTCGATCGGAGCACCTATCCCGGCCGGTACTGAGGGCAAAACCGTCAACGGCATCGCATTTGTCACAACCGCTGCTGCGGAAATCGGCGGCGCTAGTACAGCAGTGGTTGCCATCAGCGCATCTGTGGCTGGAGTATCCGGCAATCTGCCGGTTAATACGGCATTGACATTGACCTCTGCGCCGACCGGGATCAATACGGCGGCTATCATTTCTACGGCGACAACCGGCGGCTACGAACAAGAGTCCCTGCCATCATTATTGGATCGTCTGCTGTTTGAATTGCAATCGCCTCCCCAGGGCGGCAATAAAGACGATTACAAACGTTGGGCGCGCGAGGTTCCTGGTGTCGGTTATGCTTATATATATAGTCAGCGGCGTAATACCCGCTCGGTTGATATCGTAATCCTGGACGATAACGGAGAACTGCCGGGGGCGCCGTTAATTGATGCATGTCAGGCCCATATTGAATTAAAGCGAAATGTTACCGCCGATTGCTGGGTGTTAGGCCCTACGGCAGCACCGGTACCCGTAACGGCGGCATTGGTCTTATCGGGCACAACGCTCGCCGAGGTCACACCCCTTATCACTGCGGCGTTGCAAGCCTATTTCAGCACCCTGAAGCCAGGCGACACAGTTATTTTGAAACAAATCGAAAAGCTGATTATGTCGGTAGCGGGCGTCGTCGATTGTACGGTTGCTGCCCCGGCCGCTAATGTAACGGCGCTGGTCGATGCGACGCATGTGCAATTGCTGACGCTGGGCCCGGTGACGCTGTCATGATTAATCATGCCGATGTTCTAAGGCAATGCTTGCCGCCGGTCAGTTACGATGCTAATGCTGCTAGTCTGTCCGTTGAGCTGCATGCGGTTGGCAAGCAGCTGGATAAGGCTAAAGAGTATGCGGATCAGTTGCAGGCTGAAATGTTTCCCTCTACAGCAACGGTATCCCTCCCGGATTGGGAACGTAACTATGGCCTTCCAGATCCTTGCGTCACCATCGAGCAGTCATTGGAGCAGCGTAGAGCGGCGCTGGAATCCAAAATTAATACTAAGGGCGGCCAGAGTATTCCTTATTTTATCGCTTTAGCTGAAAAGATGGGGTACCCCAACGCAACGGTCGAAGAATTCCCGATGATGACTTGCAACAGCGACTGCAATGCGGCGTTGAATAGCGAAGAGGACGGTTTTTATTGGCAACTCAACCTGCCGGTATCAACCGGCGGCGTATTTCAGATGACCTGCAACAGCGACTGCAACAGCGCCCTGCAAAGCTGGGGGGATGAGGCTATTGAATGCCGCGTCAGGAAAAACAAACCCGCTCAAACGAGCGTTTTATTTGCGTATCCATAAGGAGTTTATATGCATCGGATAGATACAGCTACGAAGAGCGTAGACAAATTCGGCGCTGGCAAGCACGGATTTAATGATGGTAACAAAGCGACTACAGTCGCCGCCACTCAGTTAAATGCCGGTTGGTGTGATGCTTTGCAGGAGGAGATTGCTGCTGTCATCGAAGGCGCTGGCATGGCGTTGGACGCAGGTACTAATAATCAGCTTAAGTCGGCTATCCAGAGCATGATCGACGGCGGCGATTATAAACCGTCCTGCCGCGTCGCCACTACCGCAAACTTAGCGGCATTATCTGGCCTGCTGACAATCGACGGAGTGACTCTGGTCGCTAATGATCGGGTATTGGTCAAGGATCAGACTACCGGCAGTCAGAATGGGATTTATATCGCCGCCGCTGGAGCCTGGAGCAGATCAACCGATGCCGATGGCACAGGCGATTTGACAGCCAGCGCACTATTCCCGGTCGAAGAAGGTACCATCAATGCCGACACGGTATGGATGTTGACGAACAACGGCGCGATTACCATCGGCACGACGGCGCTGGTCTTTTCGCAAAAAGCCTCATTGCTGGCGAGTTCTGCAGAGGTGCTTGCTGGCACCAATGCCAGCAAAGGCGTTACATCAGCCGCACTGCTGGCAGGTTTGCTTGGCGCTGGTGGTAGTGGCACTGGCGATTACGTGACTATCCCTTACCGCGATAAGAGTGATGGCAGTAGGAAAAATCTCATCATTCAATGGGGGCATACATCTAACTTCCCTGCCGATGCTACTCTTTATTACACGTATTTCCCAATAGCATTCCCGAATGCTTGTCTGTCTGTGACTGTGACTAACAACGCTGATTGGTTATCGACTGCCGTGCTGAAAATTCGCACTCTGGCGCCGACCAATTTCGAGGCCAGCCAAACTCAGGTTTATGGTTCGGCGTCTACGCATTCTTATTTTTATATCGCAATAGGTTATTAAGGGGAATTTATGTATTTTTCAGTGATAAAAAATAGTTTTTACCCAAGCGATAAGCGCCAAGATTATGAGGATGCAGGCTCCTGGCCGACTGATACTCAAAGTGTTACTCCTGAAGAGGAAGTGATATTGCGGGCGGCCCATGCTAACGGTGACGCGATCACCATGGGAGAGAATGGCTGGGTTATAGAGCCAAAGCAACCTGAACCATTGGCCAATGTAAAAGCGCGTTTGATCAATGCCATCGATAATGAAATTGACGGCATTTACAAACGCTTTACCCGGTTTTCAGATGAGTATCGCGAGCGCGAAGCAGCTGCTCGTGCATTTGTTGCGGAAAATTACGTCGGCGATCCCGGCCCCTGGGTGATGGGGTTCGCGACTCCGGCCGGGAAAACCGCCTCTCAGGCGGCGGATATTATCATTTTGCAAGCCGATGCTCTTAAAGTCGCACTGGTTAACCTTGGTGGCCTGCGGATGCGTAAATATGAGATAGCGTCGGCTGCTGATACTGTTGTGGCTCAAACAATCCATGACGACATTGTTGTCCAGGCAAAAGCGGCAGTGGTTGGCCTTTAATGCTAGTCGGGTTTTACAAGGGCACTCGCCCAATGCCTCAGGGTCTGTTTAACATTGGAGTGCGCGGGGCTATGGATTCGTTTTATAGTCATTGCGAAGCTATTTTCGGTGCCGACTTATACCGGCCGGTGCCGTGCGGCTCATCCTCTTTTATCGATGGTGGGGTTCGTATCAAGGATATCCTGTTACGCCAAAACCATTGGGATGTTCTGGATGTGCCGTGTTTTGATGTAAATCGGTCAAAGCAGTGGTTTATTTCCCATGATGGTGAACTTTACGACGTGCGCGGCCTTGCTTCGGTCATTCTGCCTGTCATCAAGGATAACCCGGACAGGCGATTTTGCAGCGAGGCGATCTTGGATTCAGTAGGTTTCCCAGGTGCGCACAAGTTCGACCCCGGGCGGATGTATGATCTTTGTGTATATCTTGGGGGTGTTGGGGTTGCTGTCCCCGTGTAACGGTAATACTGTGTTAACTGATAGCTGTGTTAATGTTGATGGTTTATCTCATCATGCGCAATTAAATATATAATTACGTAATTTACAATCCTGGCAAATATTGCACAAAACTTTGTTCAAATATCGCGCGGCGCGTCAATTTTCCTTAGAAATGAGTGGATGTATTGTATGCTGCGAATTGACAATTAGAATATAAGTGTCATTACTTATGCTGATGCACCACGGCTACTTCAACAATAGCCTGTCGCTGGAAAGTGGCTTTCACTATGTGCCACGATTGATCGCTGTGTTTTTCAGTCATGAAATTGACATGGGTAATCCTATCAACGCGATCGTGGGTTAGCCGCTGGAGAAGTTAAACATCGTTGAATTGTCGGTACCGGAATAAAGTGCGGCAAAGCGTTACCGGAATAAAAGCGAAGTCATAGAGGGTGAGGGTAGGTCAAGGTTATGAGCACACCAGAGCAACGGGAGAGATTAAAAGCATACTATCAGGGAATAGAAAATTAGCGGCTGATTTTGCAGACAACGTCTTACCGACCATCAAGCAATTTAGGAATAGCGGCGGCACGCTCCCGGCAATAGCTGAAAAGTTAAACGCAATGGGCGTAAAAACACGGCGCGGTGGCAAACAGTACGCTTCAACAGTTTTCAATGTCTTGAAACGCGCAGCTTAATTTAGAGGTTGCAACATGAGGTCAAATTACCCAAGCCTAGACTCAACCATGAGCCTAGGCTTCAACCGTTAAGCCGTTCTTCATATAATTGAGCTTAACACCGTTACTTCCATGAATTAGCGGGTAAATTCTATACTGCAGAGTTTCAGTAAAAAATAAGTACTACTACTTAGCATCCGCCGTTGCTCACATCAGTAGGCAAATCCTCAATATCTCTGCCAGTCATCTGTGCTGGAGCTTTAACCTTAAAAGGCAAACGCCGTTCATCTGCAACCTTAATCAAGAGCATACGTAATCGGCATACAACCGGACCAGCTAGCCATGCCGACATTTTTTTGCCTTATGCTTAACAAAGTTATAACTTTGTTTTAACGTATTTGAAACTCTTGGAGATATCAAATGACACTAAACGAACTTGAAAACTTAATTAAAGCCGGAGATATAGAGGTTATCAGGCTCCATGGTCAATCCAACGACGGCACAATGATTTGGCTTGTTGCCGCACACGGGAGGCCGAATGTAGATACGTTCGGCAACACCTTAACCTATCCGAGTAGAGAAAAAAAGAGATGGAATACACCGGCCTAGACCGCGCTTATGCAGTGATTAAAAAAGCCGGTTATATGGGGCGCTTTGAAGTAGATGATGGCAGCGTTTTTCCCCATAACCTAGCGCAATAAATCGAAGTCAAGGGCGAACCGGAGGCCGTGGCCCGGAGCGCAGAGCAGGGATCGGTTTGCACCTTACCATAGGCTTACATAAACCGTGATGCAGCGGCATCATTGGACCAATCTTTGCAACCTATAAGTTCCAAGGCTGAAATTAGGAAAGAAAAAGAAACAGTTATTGCGTAGCAACGCTGTTTTTAGTCCAGCTAAAGCCTCGCATTCATCGCGCATGGTTGACGGTGAAACTGTGTACCGATGCAAGCTTAGTAGGTCGTTATAGACGCATTCAGAATGTTATTAAGGCTTGAGCATGACAAAGGCCGAAAATGGCTTGAGAACTTAGCCGCGACCAATCCGCAGCAGCCTTAGTCACTCCCGACCTTTGACAAAAAAATCTGATTCAAGATAAACGACAACTTCAAAACAAGATCGGAAAGTTTTTCTGGTTCAAATGCCGATCAGGTCAAGTCATGGTTTCCACGCCGGGTATGATCAAGGAACTGAAACGATTAATAGGCTATGAAAATAATTTAACGCCAGCTTGGTTTACCGGATTTAGCACAGGCTACGGCATCATCGATATTGCCGAACCACCCCCACCATGTTGAATTATCCCATGCGCCACTATCCAGACATCTAACCTCATACCGTATGCCAGTTGGAAAGCTTTCTAACCATTCTTTTCGACGCTTTTCTCTATCAGCTTCCCATTTATCACGGCTTTCTGTCGGTAAATCGGAATTGGACTCTGCATTGATTCGTTTAATCCGTTCGTGATATTCATTGTACGATGCATCCGCTTGATTTTCTTCAAAGCTGATCGTCTCAATAAATGGCAGACAGTCCCATAACCACATTTCTTTCTGGCTTCTTTCTGAAATATCCTTATTGCCAAAGTCATCCGGCAAAACTGGATTGATTAAAATCCAGTCAATACAGTCTTCAGCTTCATATAAAGTGCCTGTTTTTTCCATGGTCTTCCTCGTCGCCTTGTTATGCGCACAATGTTACCTGCATAAATAGATTGGCCGAATAAGTAATAACCCCTATTCTTTGTACCGTAGTCCACATTGACTACACGGAATTGGCGTTCCGTTCATTACCGGCACAGAACCGCATCATGCGGTTATTTAGTGTGCAAGATTCAACCCGGCGTCAGCTTAGTATCATGGTGTCGATAAAAACAACAATAGCCGAGATAATGCCATGAATACACCACTTACCGAACGAAACGGAAATTCTAATTTTGCAAATTTGCACCATAACGAAATCAGTAGACCAGAAGATAGCAACGCTAATTGGTATACTTCGTTTACAGTCGTTTTAGACCTGTCTACCGATACGCTCATTTATTACCGACCTGTTAGTCCGAAGTTCGATAGCATGAGCGAAGCCGAGGATTTTAGAAGTCATTACCTTGACCGTTACCCAGATTTATTAATTCAGCAGGAAGCATTTCCTTATCGCCAATGAAACGGCTGATGGCGCACAAAACTGAGAATTCCAGAGATTCAACCATCAAGACCGGCTAACCATGCCGGTTTTTTACCTAATTTTTTGGCAACCGTTTGTACCTTAAACAGAAGTGTTGACTTTGCTAAGCGTGATCATTTAAATATCGCGCTTTTTGAAAGCGGATCAAAGGGTAGTTAAATTTTATGAATGATGATGAATCTGCGGCTTATGAAGTAGAGCTATTAAGACTATGGGATGAATTACCGGATTACGCTAAAACTCAGGGTTTACTGGATCAGATAAAAAGCAGTTATCCACCTTCAGTCATTAAAAAATTGGAGAAGCGGGGCAATAGTGCACCTCTGATAATTACTGGCGACAACGAGGATGAGGAAGATTCATAG